GAGTGAGAGATTCGGTCATCGAAGCGAGGAACTCTCCCACGCGAGAACCCGTAAGCCCGCTCGTTACCGCCGCACCAATCGCGGTCGCCAAAACTTTTTCACCCTGCGCTCCAGCACGTCGACCAGCACCGACAGTCGCCGAACTCTGCTCTTGGGAAATTCCAAATCTTCGCTGGAGTTTTTCGCTCTGATCTGTCAATCGCGTAAGCTCGGCTTCGCTCGCATTCCTGCCAAGCTCGGTAGCAATTCCCATAGCGCGCTCGCGGTGCTCCTCGCCCGTGAAACCCTGTGAGCTTATCCCGCCAACGGTCGAACCGCCCGTGAGCGAGCGAATAGACATGTTTTGGCGGGCAATATCGAGCCTTCGCTGGTAGAGCGCAGCGGCTCCGACTGTCACGCCGACCGCAGCCGCACCCTTCATGCCCATCGAGAGGAGCGAGCCTCCCATGCCTCCACCGCTATTACCGGCGAGATTCCCTCCAGCACCGCCTGCGATCCCACGCGGACTTCCACCGGAAGTAAGCGGCATCGGACCAACAAAAGAATTTCCGGTTTGCGCCGAGACGATCCGCTGGAACTGTTTGAAGGCCGCACCGGCCTCTTGCAGCCGTCGTTTGAATCCGGCTACATCGGCAATCAAACTGACTTTGGCTTGCATCTAGTCCTCGAAATTATCCTCAAACTCTCCCTTGTCCTGCGGGAGCCCCAGGTTTTTTAAGATCCGGTCTTCTTCTTCCTGCGAAACGGGTTTCTCGTCTTGATACTTACTGAGATCGACTTTGTTTTTTTCCTGAATCTTTTTCATTTTGGCTTCCATCACCCGCTCGTACTCGACGGGCATCTTCCCATCCCATTCACCCTCTTCGGGAGCGGGAGCCAAAAACTTCTGCATTTCAATCGGGTTTTTCTCGTAGTGATCTTCCAGAAACATGATCACCAATTCTTCGGTCGTATGCTCAAGAAAAGGTTTCATCGGAGTGCGGAACTTCTCCGACCACCATCGCGAGATCTTCGTCTCGGTGTTTACGGTGATATTGGAGATCGCAATCCGATGCAGGTTATCGCTATTTTCCGGTAGCAATCGTGGGAGAGGGGACGTCCTTAATTTCATTTTTCCCAGCCTCCACCTCTTCGGGCTTGCCTCCTGTCACCTTCTCCTTCCAGCGTTTCTCAAACTCCATGCACTTAGCATAAATTTCTTTTACGACGTTCCCATCGTACAAAGATCCGCCCATGTCCGCTTCCGTCCACCACTCCGGAGCTTCCGTAAGTGTGTGACGCAAATGCGAAACGGCCTTATTAAATTCTTCAATTTCTGGTTTCAGAGTGAGGAGATCACCATTGAGGCTGACTCGAAAAGAGTCGATTCGGCTGCGATCAAGCAGAGTGGGACGCCGATACAAAAAGTTCCCAACCCAATTGATCCCGGTTTCTTCACCGACCATTTGGATTGAGAACGGGAACTCCATGTTAGGAAGTGTGTACTTTTTCATTTTCTACCTTTCAATCTAATTATAAAACCTTACCCGTTCGATTCGTCAGAGGACTTGCGGCCTCGGAAGTTCCAAGTTTCCGTCATAAGTCCACGAGCATCGACCGTGGTTTGTCGCGATTCGAGCTTCACGCCCTCCATGAGAAGGAGAACGGCATTGGAATTCCTGTCTACGATCTCCGCCGTCAACTCTCCCTGAGTGAGAATTGCGCTGAGCTTCGACATAATCCCAAGCTGCTTTACCGACTGATTTTGCACCCGGAAAGTCTGGCAACTCATATCCACTCGGTAGCCGACTTCCGCCAGTTCCTTGGTCACGAGTTCGTCGAGGACGTTGACCTCTTCCAGTTGGATATTCTCGTTGTAGGTAACACTCGAAGCATAAGCGATTTGGTTTCCGGCGATTCGGAATATCGCCTTTGCACCCGTCATTACAGTCGTCATCTGGTCGCCCCCTTATCGGCTAAAATTTTTAAGCAGTTTGTCTGATATCAGCCAAGTAAATCGTCGGCAGAATGAAGTCCACTCCCTGCACGGGAGTTACAGAAATATTTATCAATGCCGTATTTCCTTGGACGCTGACCCCGAGCTTGGAGTAACCAAGCCCCTCATTCAAATCATCGCCTACTGTGATGTCGGCTTCCAGATAAGTGGTCATCCTGGACTTAATGAAGTTCGCGATTGCCTCGGCAGTTCCAGTCCTCGCCTTGGTTCCCGTAAACACCAATTCTAAATTGAACCGGAGATCGTAGGCGATGAAACCCGCCGCCTGCACGACCGATTCGCGATTCCAAACGAAGTTGGGATCAGCACCGTAGGTCGTGTTGCCAAGGACGATGCGGAAACCACCGGAATCCAGCGGCTCCAAGATCGTCGCACCGGCCTCGATCATTTCTGCGTAATCCTTTTTAGGATTCCACGATCCATCGGCGACACGAATATTGTTCACGTTGACGATCTTGAAAGTGAGAGGCTCTCCCACTTCCGCGCCAGCGCGAAGACCGGCGGCGATGCAAGCCGCTGCCCACGGTTTTAAAAATTCTAATTCCCCGAGACGGTTCAGCACTTCGGGCTCTTGACCAAACATGCTCACATACCCGCTTGCGGTATTCCGGCACGCAGTCTTGAAAGCCTCTTTCGCCGCGCTCTTCGAGATAAACGCCGAGCGCTCCGATTTTCCCGTGGTTCCCCATCCCCAAGCCGCGTGCGCCGCTGCACCGGCATTGATTGAATCAATCGAGAGCGCACCCACATCTTGCGAGATCAAGGGCACGACCACGTTAATTCGCTCTTCCTTGAACGCCTCGAACGCATTCACCCAATCGGCGTTGGTGGAAGTCCCATCCGTTCCGAGAGCGAAGAATTTCGGGATTCCGAAAGTGAGGACTTCTTTATAAATGTTGGAAATTTTCGATGCCGTCGCCAACTGCCCGACGTTGACCTTTTCCAGAAAATCCGCCGAATCACGACGAAGGACCGCCGAGACATTGCGGATGTCGAGCGACAAGTAGTAATCCAACTCGTCCGCATTGAGTTCGGGATTTGGATAAAGGACTGCCGACTCGTAGGCCGCGTGGGCGTTGATCAGATCCGACAATTGCTTCAGCGTGTACTTCACCTTACCGTTCGCATCGCGGAGCGTAAGATCGAGGTTATCGCCTCCGGCACCCGTGACCGTGGTCGTAAGCTTCATCGCGCCCAGCGAATCCTGGATCGTCATCACAGCCGCCGTGCCCGCTCCGACGTACTTGATACTCATGGTATCGAGCCCGCCAATTTCCAAGGTCATTTCTACTGTAGAGCCCTTGCGAAGCGTGGCGAAACGGCTGCCCTTTTTTCCCCGGTTCTCGCCCGTGATACCGGCGATCAGATCCAACGTGGACGCGGGATCGACCTTCAGATACCCGTAGTCCTTTGCGCCAGTCGTAACCACCGTCGCATCGAGCGTGAGAGTGATCGTCGTCGTGCCGCTTGCCACAACCGGCTTCAGCGAACCGGACCAGCGAGCCGCGACATTCAATTCCGCGACGAGCGCTGCCGTCGTAATCGCTCCGCCCACTAGCGTATTAGTGAACGTGTAAACCACATTGTTCGCGGTGAGGATTAACGTCTCACCGCCTGCCAAAGCGAAAGGACCGGCTACTGATCCCGCGAGGATCGCATTCAAATCAAGAACGCTTCCCGCCGAAACGAGCACGTTGAGATTGTTCTCGTCGTCCCCGTAGTTTTGGGACTTCAAAAGAAATTGGTTGATCGCATCCGAGTTCGTCAGGTTCACCTGCGACTGCGTGCCCGCGTTTACTTTGTAAACGACGATAGTGGAGGCACCGTTCGGAACGCGGGGATCTTTCGAGGGATTGACCAAAAGCTCCAGAGCGTCCGCGATAGGCCCCGACTTGTAGCGGGCTTTCGCGTCCTGGATTCTCTCGCGAGAGAGAATGTCGAGAACCCGAGGCTCTCCTCCGACCGCTTCACCCACAATCCCCACTACGCCCGAGGGCTGGAGCGGGAATCCGGTAAGCATTTCGACAATAATTTTCGAGTACGCACCCGGCCTGATTATCGTCGCGCCGTTGAAAGTTCTTTTGATCGACATTGACCTCTCCTTTAAAATTCAGTGAAAATTTGGTCCCACTCTTCCAGTGACGCCATTGCCACACCTGCCGCCTTGGGATAGGCGAGCATCGGTTTTACAAAACTGTCGCTTATGTTTCGCACTTTCGCGTAAACACTAAAGGGAACCTTACCGTCTTGGTTCCCTTTACCGAGCGCCCGGAGGTAAGCGTCTTTCTGCTCTTTCGGAAGTTTCGACCGGGCGATAAGTTCTGCTTTGGACAATTTAGGCTTAACTTCTTCTTTTTTATCGCTCATCGACCGTCACTCCTGTTTCAATATTCAACTCTTCATCGGAGTTCTCGTTAAAAATTACAGACGGTCCCGGAGGGACATGCACCCCGAGGAAGGTGTCGATAATCGGCATTTCTCCCTTTTTGAAGGGGGCAATCGTAAAGACGTTGAAATTGACGAAGCGCGAAAACATATTCTCGGGCAGAAAATCGTTGAGCCGCGAGAGATCGGTCGCCCGGAATGTCCCCAGCATAAGCCCTCTCTCTTCGAGTTGAGGCTTAAAAGAGTTCAGGATGTAGATCACTAAGTAGTAAAGATACTTGGTGAGATCGGGCGTCCCGATGTTGTGGATGCCGATGTGAATATTGTCCATCACGGCGGCGTAACCCACTTCGCTTCGGCCCTGGACTTCCCCATCGGAATTCATCACGTCGACCATCTGGGCGTGATCGGAGAGACTAGCGCGCTCCGTCATTTCGTTTCCATCGAGCAACTGGATTGAGATCGAGGGAAGCTGCAAATCAATCAACGCGAAGTGTTGTACTATTCGGATCTCGTACTTTTTGATGTAGGCCGCGATCTCGTTTACCTTCGCCTCGCCGTACTTCGCCGAGAGCCAGGGAGCCGTGAAGTGCCCGTAAACCGACATCGGTGCCTTGGGGTCGGTCCTAAACCAATCGAGCCCTGCCCGCAGAACGGTTTCCAAGACAAAATCAACCGGATATACGCCGGTAAGCGGTGCCTCGTCTGAAACGACCGGCGGGTATCTAAAAGCGTTGGGGCCTAGCATTACTTCTCCAATGGGATCAAATTTAAAAGCATGTTGCCCAACTCGTGGTGTGCAAAATCCTCTACCTCGGGGAGAAGATTTGCGCCCTTAATTCCTGGGTGCATCCAACTTCCCGGTGCGGAATCCTCACTCATTACCCGAAAAGTCATGAGTTGCCCTGCACCGCTTTTCCCGCCCTTTTGAATCCGCGTAAGGCCAGAGAGCGGGTGAGTTTTCGCAGTCGGAAAGTGTTTTCGGATCGCAGCGTTCAATGGGAAAGTCGGCCCGCGCTTTACTGCGCCGGAAGCATAACTCCCTCCGCTTGCCACTTTCACGGCGCGATTTAAGCCGTAATCTCGCACGACGCCTCGGAGTTCGGACTTTAAATCTGCCTCTTTGGCTTTGCCGGTGTAGGCAAGTCGGGCATCACTACTGGTCGAATGTCGAAAGGGAATAATGACGTACTTTTTTCCTTTTTTATTCGTTTTCGCTTTTTTTCCACCGAGCCAGCCTGGGCGCGCCGTTTTCATATCGAAAGCGTCCATCCCAAATTCAAAATGGTTCGGCATCTTGCCGATCAGTCCCACTTCAAAAACGACCGTCTCACCGACATCACGGATAACGAGGCTCTCTTTTTTCCTGAGCCCGTTGACGTACTCTTCGCGGCCAGATTTTAGTCTTGCCTGCGCTAGCCGCACCCACTCTTCGCGGGCGGCCAGAGCGACAGCGCCCACCGAGCGCACGAATGCGGTCGTTGAGACGCCCTCGATCTCTTCTGGGTTGAAACCCATTTCAATAATTTTTGCTTTAACGCTGATCAAGTTTTTACCTCGATAGCATTCCCCGCGCCCTTGGCGATGTAGTCCCAGCGGATCAGCGCATTCTGCGGAAGCTGAACGGGAACTTTAACAGGGATGTTATATCCGAAATAATAAAACCGATTTTCGTGAAGCAGTTCCAAAACTCGAAACGTCGGGAGGATGGGATAAATGAAAGAGTAGAGCGAACCGATAGCCGGTCGCTTCGTCCCTCGCCACTTTATCTCCTGCCCTTCAATGCGATAATGCTCGTCTCTGATAAAGCGGTAGCCCGTGGAATCAATACAGTGAAAGCAAAAATCGGAATTCTTCGTCGGTAAATACCGAAGCCGGTCCACATCGCCGCTTCCCCGTTTCATTAATTGGTTGAACAGAGAAGAAAAGTCGATCACTTCAATTTTGTACCAGTAATAAAGCTTTACCCCGGCTCTCGTCGTAATCTGCGCATCTTTCAGATCGAAGATGCCGTGAAACTCAAATTTTTTGTCTAATTTTATTCCCTGGATATACGCCCAATCCTCGACCGCGTTGGAATCGAGATCGACGTTTCCGCTACCCCAGCAAAGCTGGCAGTCCAAAACGTGGTTTGTATCTTCGAGCGAGGTCCGATTCGGGCAGAGAACAGTCGGCGTTACGCGCACTCTTGCGCCGTGCGATTCAATTAACCCCTCGTACTCAAGCGGATCAATATCAATTCGAGGAGTTCTCGTCGTCGTTTTCGGGTAAGTATTAGGGCTTGCCGGTAGCAGCCCTCCTAATTTGTCTGTGTAGTCTGGCATTAGGCTACCTGCATCTGAATCCCTCGGTAATACTGCCGCATGATCGCAAGCCGATCTTTTATGTCCTTGCTGTAAAGCAAGATGCGCGCACCGTAACCGGAGTTTGTCGCCGAAGAAGTGGTCGAGATCGACTGCGAAAGTCCGTCAATATTGAGAGACTTCGAGGCAATACCCGCTCCGGCGATCAGATCGCCCGCGACATTCAGCGGTCCCATCGCGGCCTTCATTCCGATGATCTCTTTAATGCTCGCCGGGATCGCGCCCTTCTTAAAGCCAACCTGGTAGCTTACGCGCATGATCGCAGGAATATTAAACGCCTGATTAAGAAGAGGGAGATAGCCGCCCGCTTGCCCAATAAGGATCGAAGAAAAAGTCCCGTGCGTGGGGACGAGATTCACCTGACCGCTCACCGATTCGGCCCGGTACCACGTCGGATCAAAAGTTAGAATGTCCGAAGAAAGCGGGAACTGGATTGAAACGTCCGTCACTTCCGTCACCGGGAATCGGAAAAGTTTCAGAAAATTGTACGAGATATAATCATTCATGTAGTAATCGTGGATCTCGTTGGTGATTACTCGCTCGGTTATTGAGATCCCACCGAGTTCCATTTCCAACCACTCTTGCGCAGATCGAATATAAAACTCGTACATGCTCTCCGGAAACGGACAGCCATTGTCGTCCGTCAGCTTAACGCCGAAAAGGAAGAGATCTTTAAGCTCCTGCGGAGAGATCGCGAGATCTTTTACTGGCGGCCTCTGATTATATGCCGTGGTCACAATTCACCTCAGTACGCCAAATTGATTGTGTGCTTCCGCTTCGTCTCAAACTCGGAACAAATGCTGTGATGGAATTGAAGTTGAATTTTTTCGGCTTGCTCCAGGGTAATTTCAAAAAAAAACCTCGCCTTCCCAGGACGCACCTTCTCAACCTTCAAAATTTTATGCCCGCCGCCTTCCCGCGTTTGCAGATAGGCAGCGAGCAAATAATTCACCGTTTGGTACATTACTCGACTTCGACCGCCTGAATACTACCCGCGCCAGCCGCAATCGCCGAAAGAGTTTCCCAGCGATCCGTCGTCAAATAAATCGGAGTATTCGCAGGAAGGTATATGTCAGTAGCGACCGCCGTGCCCACACCATTCGTCATGCGAAAATTCACCGCGACGCTTGAGATTACGCGATAGCATTTCCCACGAAGCAACGTCAGCGAAGCCGAAACCGCGCTCACTGCTCCGACAATCGGATTGATGCTTTTTCCCGGAGCCGCTGGATCAGGCGCGATTGCAGTCGGTCCCTGAATTACTTTCTTCGAGGACGAAGGGCGAGAGTGTTCCGCGTAATCCGGTTCACCTTTGCCTCCAAACATTCCATCCATTTCTACGGTCATTGCTTACTCCTTTGCCACTTGGCGTCCGATTCTTTTCGCTTAAATTTCGGCTCGGCTGGCTTTTCTTCCTCACCACTCAGATCAATCGGATCGGCATCCTTCGCTTCCCTCGGTACCGTTTTCAACTCTTCCGGGCATTCCATCCCAGGACCAGAATTGAGTTCTACCGGCGGAGGTTCGGGCTCTTTCGCTTTTTGCTCTTCAACTTTTTTGAGGGGAGCGACGATTTTGAAACCAGAATTCAAAAACGCCTGTACGAATTCATCTTCAACTTCCAGAAAGCCTTCGGCATCCACTTGCAGAACCCCGCCGCCAGTGGCGAGTTTCTGATTTGCCATGCGCGCATTTTTCAATCGTCTCATTAAATCTCCAATCTAATAAAAAAGGGAGGAGGAGTGTTTCCCCTCCCCCCCTCTTCAAATCACTCTATCGGATTAAACCGTTCCCAACTTGGGCTGGTCTAGGCGTCCGATATTCTTGATCACAACCCAGCCACGAGGGCGGAACGTGATCGGCACGCAATAGTATAATTGCATCCACCGAATGGACGAGGCGACCGTCGCGAGCGGGAACTTGAGCATGGGGCTCAACTCACGCAAGGACATGACCGATTCGTCCAACTGGCCCATGTACGCCCGACCCAAACCAGGAAGGAATTCATTTCCATCCAAGTAGTTGGTCGAGGCACCGGCAGAGGCGATCTCCGCGACGAGATACTTCCGTCCCGAAGTGTCACCCAACCGCGTGCGGTACACGCGATAGCCCTGAGTGAGATCGTTACCAGCGACCGCGCCGCGAGCAATAACGACTTTCACTTCCGCAGATCCGACAGCCGCAACTACTGCGCCCGCGTTACCGGCGGTAGGAGCCGACTCACCGGACTTGGAAACCGCAGTCACTTCGTACAGGTAAGTCCCATACTCAGCGGCTTTGAAGCCGCGAGACGTGGTGACCGCCTGGACAGTGACAGTGGCCGAAGCCGGAGCCGTGGGAGCCGCCGCATTGTCTGCCAATGCAGGAGCCATTTGATCGACGCGGAGGAAAACGTCCGGGCGAAGCTGAACCACGCCGCCAGAAGTTCTCACCCGATCCACCACGAATCCAACGGTCGAATCCGCGCCAACGGGAAGCTGAAAGCGCCCCTTGGAGAAGAACGCCTTGTTGAAGTCCGTGTGGTTGCTATTGTTCAAATAGCAATGCGTCGGATAGTAGTAGTTGTCTTGCAGGATGCGAGACACTTCCTCGAACACCGCTTCGGAGAGGATTTGACCGCGAAGGTCAATCACATGCTCCAAAGAGACGTCAGGACGTCCATCACCGGCAGTCGTCGGATCGATGTAACCATCCAACAACTGTCTCTCCAACCCATCGAAGGATTGCGAGATCACGCCCGAAGCGCCAGCGAAGAGTGCCTCTTCCATGCGCTGGAGCATCCACTTCGCACCGTTCTTGGTCTCAAGCGCGACCACCGATCCGTGAGCCGGACGAACCAGCAACATCGGATGAGAGATCTCACGAGTAGTTCCCATGAACTTTACGAACGCGGCCTTGCGTTGGTACGAGCTATCCTCGGAGCGCGGCAATCCGCCTTCTTCGATGAAAAACCCGCCCTTGCCACCATACTTCGAGAGAATGTTGTATTCCTCGACGGTGTTGTAGGCTTTGGTTTTGGGAATATCGTTGTAGAAAATGATGTTCTTTTCCAAGAACGACACGATCTTCAACGTGGAATCGAGCGACTCAACTCGGAGCGCACCACCGTTGGACTGTGTACCAGGGGTAACAGCCGTTCCGGCAGTGAGGGCTTTGTTAAGTTCAGCAACAGTTTGGGCATCGGAATTACCGAAGCCGTCTCCGTGCTGTTCAAACGCTTTGGGATCAACAATTGGATTCATAAGCTCTCCTCTCCTCTTCTTAGCTTAAAGATTGTTTTAGCTTCGCGGTCAGTTCGGGACGGATAAAGCCGCCGCTCTCGAAACCAATCACGTCGAGATCAGTTGCCTCGCCTTTTCTCACCATGTCACAGAGCGCGTTCGCGATCTGAGACTTAGCAACAACCGGGTTTTCCGAGAGGCTCTTTGCGAACTTCTCTTCTCCGCCCTCATTGCCCAAGCCAGACGAGAACTCTCGCTCCGCCGTCGCAGCCGTCGATTTGGCGACGGTTTCCGCTTTCGCGGGACGAGCAGGCGATGCCTCGATAATTCCAATCTTCTGGCAAAGCGCTTTGAGTACGATACCGATCTTGGCTTGTGATTGCTGAACTTCATTCAGCGTTTCCACAACACCGGAATACCGGCTCTCGTGATTCGCTTCACTCTTCACCACAGCGGCGCGGAGTTGATCGATCACGTTGCCCGTATGATCCACAAGCGACTTCAAAAATTCAGAGACATCAATCTTCGTCTGAATTTCTTCGGGCGCTGCTTCGACGAAAGACTTGGTCGATTCCTCGGCCTCATCTTCGTCGCTCTCTTCTTCTACTTCAGCTTCGGCCTTTTTTACGGGCTTCGGGCTGGAAGTAGGCGCAGGCGCTTTGCTGGACATTTTTTCCTTGGCAGGATTGCCCAGGTCCGCACCTTCTGGTTGATCCAAATCATCTTCGGAAGCCTTAGTGACCGCCTCATCTTCGAGGTTCGCCTCCAAGGAATCCAAAGCCTTTTTTACTTGATCCTTAGTAATCATCGGCCCCTCCTTTAAAGTTTAAATTCTAATTTTGCCAAAGTCGCTTTGATCCCGGCTGCATCGAGCCCGGTGAACAAAGTATTCCCGTCCGTCGCCGCTTCAACGGCAACGAGAAGTGAATTTAATTTGTCGATGATCTCATCTTGTTTCGACAAAATTGCGGCGACTACGGTTTCTGGAGCGTCGTGCGGAAGCACTTTTCCGACCAGATCCGTGTCTAAACGGCCTATATTGGAATTCATAGCATTCCTCCCTTCTTAAATAAGTAGTTTACGAAATAAGCCGCCGCCTCTTCGTCCATGTCAGGACGGCGATCCAAGACTATTTCCATAGCCTTTTCCATATCGTCGAAAAGAAGTGCCTTTTTCAAAGCGGCCACTCTCTTCTTCTTTTTCTCGTCTTGAGAAACTTTCTCGTCGGAATCTAAAGATTCCCCGCGCATCGCGCCGCCGCCGGTCTGTGTGCCGGGGGACGCGCCGTAACCAGCCATCATTGACTTCATTGCTACCTCTTCAGACGCAAAAGATTTGTCCAGGACTTCCCAAGTGCAGTTGTGTGCTATAATGCCGTTGGCGCTATACCAGTCGTGTGCCGTTTGAAGATTGTAGACATGACCAGAAAAACCGAAAGATCGCTTACGAGAGATATCACTGAAGCCTATCGGCATGGAGAGAGTACGGTCGCTGTAGGCGCTAAGTTTGGAATTACTCACAAAACAGTGGCCAGAATCGTGAGAGATGCTGGAATTTCTATTCGAACCATGAGTGAAGCCGTGACCGTTCGACACAAGAACCTCACGCTCCGACAGCGCAAACTCCTCACTAAAAGAGCGAATCGGGTTCGACGAAGCAAGCGTGCTTCCAAATCCGAGCTTATTACAAAAGCTCTGGTAAGGCAGGATTCTCTCTCCCAACTGGGACGCGACGAACGCACCCTCGCCGAACTTTTGGAAAAACGCGGTATCAAGACGATTCTTCAATTTGCCATCGATAAGTACAATGTTGACATCGCCGCTACTGGTCCCGTCGCCGTGGAATTGCTCTTTTCTGGCGGAGTAAACCCGCTTATTAGACGGAATGACGCTCGTAAAGTTAAATATCTCCTCAAGTGTGGCTGGCATGTCATTTACGTCACGGGAGATTCTAGACGCGGAGACAGTGTTACCGAGAGAACGGGCGATGCGGTGTCTCGTTTTATCAAGTTGTCCAAGAGGCACCCAGCCAAATTGCGTGAGTACAGGGTGATTCGGTGTTCCGGTGAGCTTCTCGCCAGTAGAAAGCACCACTTCGATCATAAGACCTGAATAGAGCCTTTGAAAAACCTTTTCACCCGCTCCGACCACCGACACATCGCCAGGGAAACAGTCTGTATTGACCGGGCAGTTGGTGATCGCGACATTACGAATGCGGGCTTTCTCGATTGTTTTGTCATTGCGACGAATGACTTTCCCTTCAATGGAAAAGCCCAGCTTCCGATTCGGCACTTCCGCGAGAGCCTTCGCGAGTTCCCAAATTCCGTCAGAGCGTTTAGTGCCCTTCAGCACAAAACCCTCACACGTCCAGCCCTCGGATTTTGGTCCGCCGTATTCTTCCATGCTCTTATGGTATTGAACGGATTCGGGATAGCCGACGATTGCGGAAGTTTCTTGGGAGTGATTGTCGTTGAAGTGACCGTGATGGAGGAAGTCGTCGAACTCTAAACCTTTGGCGACGACAGATTCACCCTGGCGATCAATTCGCTGGGTGGACATAATTCCGCGCAGACGACGAGAGTTGTAGTCGTCCTCGCTCTTTTCTATGAATTGGACATTGGGCAACCAGACGCGGAAGTCGCCTTCGGAAATGAAGAATTTTTTCATAGCCTCAAGTGTGTTGAAAAAGTAATTTTCCCAATCACTCCATCAAACTTGAGCCTATATGGGCGGGTCTATTTTTAGTTTGACACCAAGAATTAACTAAAACAAGTGCTTTTCCTCTTCGATCTCATAAACGAAACCGGATTGGATCGATTTTATTAAGTCGATAGTGATACCGATGTCCGTTCCACAACCTTTGCAAACGGCAAACATTCCGTCCTTATTCCACTTCAATAACTTGGCGCGCAATTTGGTTTCGCCCCCGTAGGACTTCACCACGTTGCTGCTACAATTAGGACAGTCGAGATTGTTTTTTCTCATTAATCAAACCTCGAATTTTTTCAATGCGAGCCTTCACAATGTCCCCTTTGGAAAGAGGGACGGTGAATCCCTTGCGGAAAGAAACCGCCGGAGCATTCACATCGACGACAAGCTCGAAAGATTTTTTAACCTTCATTTCGGCATCAAGAAAAGGTTGTAGCGCCACGAGATCCACAATCTTGTGTTTAATTATTTCTTTGAAGTCCATTTCACCCTTAAAAATTTCTGCGTGCGTGAGACCGATCTCGGTAAGTTTCGCCTTTGGAATATCAACCATCTTTCCGGCTCCGCGATGGGCAACGTACTTGCGGAGAGCGGCAGTGATCATCCCCTCCTGAAAAGAGGCTTGGCTTCCAACATTAGGCGCACCCTCCTGAGTAAATCCGACAGGTCTTGCCTGGTATCCATCAGCACCAACTTTTTTCGCAACGTAATTCCACGCGGGCATTAAATGAATCGGCATCCATGCGGGAGGATACAACGGCTTGCCGTCCCCTCCCTTTACCGCCGCATCGAAAACTTCTTTCGGCATCGAGAGACGCGTAGTTCCCGCCCACGACGGTTTTGCTCCGCCAAATTCTCCCCAGCTTTTGATGTCGCCGAACGTCGGCATAGGAGGAGGCGCGGAAGGATTTTGCGCAGTGAAGGAATCTTTCAGATGCGGTCGCATCCGTTCCATCTGCTTTGCCGCGTAACCGCGTTTCATACGCTCGACTTCGAGATCGAGTGGAGCGTTGCCGAGAACCTCGTCCAACCCGTGGCCGGTTCCCTTTTCAAATTCGTCGGAAATTCCAGAAATTCCGCGAATGTTTTTCCCACTCAACTCTTTGTACTTCGCAACGAGAGCCGATTCGCTTGCCGAAGGACCGAGAGCCGTGAGCGCTGCGAACACATGCTCGCACGTCGTCTTTCTTTCGGGCTTAAGGTCGCCCTTAATCTTTTCAAAAATAGCTTTCGCGCCGTTGAGGTAAGGATTCTCACCGCGAGTTGCCGCCTCTTCCGCTCTCCGGACAGGCGCTTCCGCCGCCGCAAAATCCGGATCTGCCGCGCGCAATGCTGCGGCTGCCGGAGCACGGGTGGAAGCAGCCCTTGATGCGGGAGCTAAAGCTGTGCGAACTCTCTCTGCCGAAGCCGCGACGACTGCCGGTGCCTCTTCTGGTCGTTCAAACGAAGGTCCACCAAGTGCGGCTAATTCCGCCCGCAGGCGCTTAATCTTCGCTTCGCGGGTTTCCGCTGCGGGAGTGGCCGGAGCGGCGGGAGTGGCCGCTGCCGGTCGTGCTGCGTGACTTCCAACACCTCCTACGACAGGAGGAGCCGTTCTCGCAGTTCGTCGAGCCGCAAGTGACGCATCGGTTTCATGCGGTAAACGACGAGCGGCACGGGCAGTTCGTCCTCGGCTTGCGTCGCTTGTTCGCTCAGCGTCCGTTCGACCGTGAGGATCGCGAGCGCCCGAATCGGTATCGGTTCGCGCCGAAGCAGGGACGGGACTTCCGCGACGTGCAGCGGGAGTGGCTCGCGGAGTAGCGCGGCGCGGACCAGGCGCACCGGCAGCCGGTGCTCTCTCGGCGGCAGCGACGTGTCTCGCATAATCCGGATGCGAAATTGGCGTGTGCGCCTCTTTCAAGTGATGCTCTTCAAAACCGTGAGTGGGCGCTGTGGCGGCCCGCTGTGCGATCTTATAGTTCTGCAAACGGGAATTTACTTTCCCCGAAGTGAGGCCAGTCTCTTTCGCGATGTCGGCCACTTTCATTTCGTGATGACCGTGGACTTTCCCGGCAACAAGGCGATGCGCGTGCTCTTTCCGGCCTTCTTCCTGATCTCCGGCCTGAAGCGATCCATCGGGCATTTTGTACCAGTATTTGTAATTTCCTGGTCCGCCGGTTCGCTTTACATATTTGTGGCTGCGCATAAAATATTTTTCCCCTCAATAACTACAAACGCATTCTGAATCGTTTTCGGAAATTGCAGAATTATCTAAACTCTTTCGGACGGAAGCCTTGGGTGTCTTACCCGTATAAGAGAGAACGGCATCCCAACGGAGCTTATTCTTCTGAGATACCGTGAGCCTGGCGTAGATCTCTTCGTCCACGACTTGACCGAGCTTATAGCTCGTGCCCTCGGAAACGAACGGAGTTCCCACGGTCCTTTGTTTAACAAAATCAAAGCCTTCTATCACCGGATGCAGTTGACACTGGCACCACGGGTGGACACTTCCCACGGTAGGAAGCCAGTCTTTTGCCTTCCTTCCAATATTGGAAGGAGCCAAGTCTCTCAGCCTAAAAATCTTTGGGGTGAATCCATCCTCTTTAAGATAGACCGCCTTGCAGTAACGGCAGCCGTCTGGCGCGGGACGCTTATAGACCAACTGATTCCGGCCTTCGTCGGACTTGTCGTGAAGCTCGTTGTAGATGCCGTTTTGAATCGCATCGTTTATTTCGGTCGAAGCCACTCTCCGCCAATCGCGAAATGTATCGTCGGTAGCATCGCGAAGCGCAGTTGAAAGTTCACTCACCGTACTGCGATCTCTGAGCGCCCCAACGACCTCTTTACGCACCGCACGCAAATTCTGAGCGGCGATTCGAGCCGCTGTCGCGCCAACCTCTTTCACCAAAGCATCGCCAATTCCCCGAATATACTGGCCCGCGTGATCTTGAGCGTACTTGATCGCCTGCTTTTCGACCGGCCCTAGCTTGTCGGTAGAGCCAAAGAGTTTCAGGATACGCTCCAGGCTTACATCGCGCACACGTCCCCGCTCTACGGTAGAAACGACTTTCCCCAAAATGTAGGGATCGGCGACCATGTTTCTCACGCTGTCACGAATCAGTCCCAGCCGTTTCAATTCTCGGATCTCAGATCGGGTCAAAGCGCGCTCACCGACCGCCTCGTAAGTGAATGCGAGAAAACGGCGTCGAATAAGCTCTTGAATTTTACTTATCTGAGCTTTGGTCAGAGCCATTCTTAATCCGTTTCAAAAGTGCGGTGTAACCAGGATTCTCTGCGAAAACTTCGTCCACCATGTCAACGTACTCGTCGTGAAAATCCGGATGCGCCTCTACAGCGTCGTCCTCAATGAATTTTCCGTCCGGCTGAATGCCTTCTTCTTTTTTTTTATTTTTCATCTGGGAGCCCCGGTCATAGCCTCTCTGATCCGTCTCTTCGCCGCCGGAGTCAGAGGAGCGTGCTCAAGAAACTTTTTGATGTCCGTTCGCGGCCACGACAAAACTCTTTGCATTCGCGAATCGGTCATCGACATATTAGTCCGCGCTGTCCCGCCGTAACGCTGTCTCGGCTGCCAATAACGGATGTGACGATCCACCATGTCGCTGCCACTCCCTCGCGGCGTCGGAGCCACAGGAGCCGGTGCCGCCACAGGAGCGGGCGCTCTCACGCCACTCGCCACACGCGAGAGCACAGCTTTATATTCCGGCCTCAAGTGCTCGGAAGCGCGCTCTCGAAGCTGGTAATACTGATCGGCAAATTTCGAGGCTTCGGAATTGGTCTTGGAATCCCACGTCCCATACCAGTCGGTATTGAGCATGAATTTTTTCCCAAGATGGACCGCCATGCGCGACGTCCGATTATTAGCAATTTCGGACGGCTCAAGAGGATGCTCTCCCACAACGCCAGAAAGAGACTTCGTATCAATTTGTTTTTGCGAGAGAGGCATGTCGTGGACGTTCATCACATATCTTTTGCCGTCGTTAAAAGCTGCGAAGTGGCAAGGCTCGGTGAAGTGCATGAGGTCCGCATCGCTCAACGTCACCCCGTATTGTCTTGCGAAAAGCTGAAGCCTCTGTCGCCAATGATTGAGTGTGCTGCTGCGACCACCGTCAAAACTGAAACCCTGATTCGCCCAGGTGTAACCGCCCACGTCGATGTTGGCGTGAACGTGAATCACTCCGCCGCCAGGGACCGAACGCATCAAATCTCTCTGCCCAGAGTTGATCAGGTTCCCGATCTGAACGCCCGTGCGCGCACTTCGCATCACTCCCATGTAGGAATTCTCGATGTGTGGTCGTCCGCCGTCTCTGCTCCAGCGCCGTCGCCAGCCTTCCATTAGCTCTCGCCCTTGGGCGTCGTAAACCTGCATACTCAGCGAAACCGAACTCTTACCAAATTGGACATCGGTGATCTTCGTCGTAAGGCCGTGCTGCGAAAAATCATACGGCCACTGTTCCTTGCGTAAATTTTGTCCAAAAATATTCTTCAGCGCCCGATGCAGTTTCTTCGTTTGCTCAATTGGGAGCCCGCGCTCTGTGATCGAGGACATGAAGTGAGCCATTGAGCCCGCGACTTCGGCGAGTTCTACCGCTTCACGCGCTTCGCGCTCAACCTTCTCTCGCGCCTCTCGCTCGGCACGCTCTCGGACTTGGCGCTCTCGCGCTTCCTGCATTTCCTTTGCAGGGACAAAACGCTCTCCGCGACGGTGGACTTCGGAGTAGCCCTCGGGAAGCGCCTTGCCGGTCGATAGCTGCACGCCCTCCAGGGTCTTGACCGCCTTTTTATAAACCATTGACCCGTAGCCGCCAGCGTCTCGCACGGGTTGATTCTGGCTCGGAGCCAATCCCGCGTGCGCCCGGTCTACGCGCCCCATTTGCGCGTGCAGATTTTCCAGCATTTCCTTTACCGAACTGCCAGTCAGCGCCGAGATAACCGAGGCTCTCGTAACCCCGTTCGTGACCAAACCCTTATTGTAGGGACTTTCCGCGTGGCGCTCCAAATAATGGAACAGATCTGTCTCGACGATGCTCTTAATCGAAGAGAGAACTTTCTCCTGATCCTCGCCCTGAAGCGGTCGCGTGATCGTGTCCTCATGCTTACGCTCGTGATCGCGATCAATGCCGACGCTCTTTAGGTGCCCGTGCGCTTCCTTATCGCCCAAGTCGGCCAGAGCGCGCAGGATCTTCAAATGCTTTTCGTCCATTTCCTCGGCGTTATCTATTAGCCCTTTCGCATCTTCGTCGCCCACTTCGGCGAGCTTGTGAAGATGACCAGCGGCCTGCTCGGAAAGCTCTCGGCGGGTTTCACCCTCGTGGTAGATATAAACCCACTTCCCATTGCGCCGAAACTTACGCAAATATTTGTGCGGGCGAGCTTTTGTCAGGGAAATGTAAAATCCTTGTAAACTCTTGAGCAGTCCCAGCTTCATAAGCACGGTGTTTTTGGGAGAGTGTAAATTTTGCGCAATTTTTTCGGGAAGACCGTCTTTCGTTTCCACCCACTTCCAGCGGTAAACTTCTTTATCCGGATCGTTCTTTACCGAAGTCGGCCCGCTGTGATCGATCACAAAGGCATGAATGGTTTTCTTTTTTCCGGTGAACGTCGTGACATTCTCAGTGCCCAGGTGTTTGAGATCTTTCTTTTCCACCTCAATACCCGATTCCTCCTTGAGTTCCCTCGCGGCAGCTTCAAACTTATCCTCACCGTCCTCAAAATGTCCGCCAGGAAGAGTGTAGCGTTCATTATCTCTCCTTTTGCCCATGAGAAGTTTCGTGCCGTTGCGCACGGCGACCGACGCTACGTCGTCCTTTGCGAGATCAATGAATAGAAACTCACTTGATAATTTCATCTATTTCTCGTTTGATCTCTTCAAGCATCTGTTTAAATTTCTCGTCCCACATTTGGTTCACTTCGCCCTGCGCTTTAAAGTGCGGCTTACGCGCTTCGGTGGGGATATTCCCCGAACGGGAAAGCGCCCTCACCAACACAGACCTCTTCGCGTCAAACTCCTCCTGCGAATCGGCGAGAATCTGGACTTTCATAAATCGAGTTCTTTAAAAAATTTCGGTTGAGACTTTTTGACCGGCTTTTTCTCCGCCGGTTGTTGCAGCTTTTCGAGTTCCCCATTTAATTCTTCTTCCGACATGCTGCCGTAATCGGGTTCCTCTTCTTCGACCGGCGGTTCCATCGGTTCTTCTTCGCCCTCTTCTCCGGGCTGCCCTTCCATTCCGGGTTGTTGAAGCGGCTGCCCATCCGGTCCCAAGCCCTGCTTCGCCTGCTCCTCAGCGGCCTTAGCTGCAATTTGACCCGTAATAAACTGAATGAGTGAGCTATCGAGGACGAGTTCCCCAGGATTTTTTGCCATTTCCTCAAGCGAGGGGAGGTCTTCGAGATCGTTCTCGGCGCGGACTTCATTAATCGTCTTGAAATTTTTTACCTTCAGGACGGTCTTATCGAGTTCGTCCTTCTCGTCGGAAACATTGAGCCCGGCAAACTCGATCTCAAAATTGGGATCAATACGGAAAACGATGTAGTCGTTTAGAATCCCACGAACGTGATTCATGAGAGGACGCAAACCGCGATCCTGGGAGTACATCATTCGCTCGGCCTGATTGCCCTGGCCTAAGCCGCCCGATGATCCGGTCTGCCCAGAGCCCTGCTTCGTGATGTCGAAACCAATTTCGATGGGATCAATCTGGAACACGCCGCAGATCGTCTTGATACAGTATTCGAGCCACTTACCGAATTCCATTTCTCGGTTCGACGAATGGAGAGACTGCCAATTCAATTTCCCATCTTTCCCGAGAGAGAGGATGGGGGTGCGCCACGCATTATTCACGCCGGTCACTTGCTGATACCACTGTCGGCGGAAAGCCTCTAATTGGTCAGGCGGGATTGATCCTTCAAATGCGAGCACACCCTTGATGGATGACCCTTGAGAAAAGAATTTTCGGTTGTACGTCTCGGCATTCATGTGCGACGTGATCGTCGTCACGAGCATTTCGATCTCGGAGAAACCGTAACCATTCGCCCAGACGTCGGTGCGCGGGTTTCTAATTCCAAAAGCCATTTCCCATTCGTCGAAAACGTGACGAACGATCCCGTTCATCACCTGTGCGTAGCGGGGATTCTTCGGCTTGAACTCATTGAAAACCTTCTCGCTCCCCAAATTCATCACGTTCGTTTTGTCGTAAACGAAATTGTCCCCGCCGCCTCGCTCTACCTGCTCTTTTTTGTCGGGGATCACGCGAATAGTAGCGGCATCGACCGCCTGGAAAGCGTAAGGTCTGCCGTCACGACGAGGGATAATTTCAAAATTCAACTGATCAAACGAGAGAGAATCGCGCACGATCTTGCGCATGAAGGTTTCAAAACCGTCGCGTTTCTTTACTTCGGGCGTGTCGTCGAAATTCTCTGGCACCCCGCAGTTCAAGATGAAAGTCTCAATCTCTTTCATCTTCTTCTTGTCCTGATCGGTCGGAGTTTTCTCCTTGTCGCGCATCGCGATCTTAAAACCCATTTTGAATTTGTCGGGCTGAGGGACAGCGAATGCGGCTGCCTGATTCAGACGGGTTTGAATCACGGCAGCAACAACGGGATCGGCGTAGGTTATTTGTCGGCACTTGGCGTAATCGAGGATGGAATACTTTTCCTTGTATCCATACGCCATTGATCCGTAGTGCCACGGATCGACCAGCGAGGCTTTGGCATCGAAGGCACTTTTATCAGGCGTGATAATGCCCGCCTTGATCAGATCCGTCCGTAGTGGAAGGATCTCCTCTTTTACAAAATCGACCGACGTCGATAACAGATCTCTCACCAGCCCCATGCAGCCCCCAAACTAAATTGCGTCAGCGCAAATGCCGACTTTTCCGCCGCCCATTGCGTCTGCGATCATTCCACCGGCTTCGGGAGCCGCCTGGCTTTTCAGCATCAACTCGATCAGCGCCGCATCGGTTTCCGATGTCGCTTTGATCACTTCTCCGCCCAAGGTGATCTCGGTCTTGTTGTACTGCGAAGGAGCAACAGCGGTTTTTTCTTCGAGCGCACCGGATTTGTACGCCTCGACGACTTGCTGATCCATCGACTTATCCAACTGATCTTTCCAACCCGTGTCCACATTGCCGAAAGGAACGGGAGCAACGGCATCGGCTCGTCCTTTGGTTACGAAGTTCGTCAGCGCCTTATCGTAGGCATTCTGTTGCTCGGTCGCGATGCTCTCTTGGACGGGATCTCCACCGCGCAAAAGCTCGGTGCCAAAATCCGCAAACTTATTTCCGGTGAGAGGACCGAAGTCGAATACGATTCCGCCAGGCCCTTCGGCCTTGATGAAACTGTTCCGCTTGGCTTGCACGGGAGCGGGACGAGCTTGCACGGGTGCAGGCGTATATTTCTTCGCCGCACTTGCCGTCTCGTCGAGCGCCTTCATCACTGCCGGTCGTCGCCGCTCGGCCACACCCGGAGAATTCTCATGCACGTTCGCAATGAGTTTCGGGCTGGTCTTTTCCTTCGTCACCTTGATGATTGAATCGTCGTCCTTTTTCTTCGCCTTCGAGACACCCAATTCTTTTTTCTGTTGGAGTTCCTGTTTGACTTCCACAGGGTCTTTCGCAGGCTTTTTCGCCTTTCCACCCGGCTTCAACGGCATGTTATCGAAGCCCTTACACAGATCGTCGAGAGCACTTTCGACCGAACGCCACACTCCGCCCGAAGCAGAGACAGCGAGACGGACACGAGTAGCAGGAGCTTCCTCTTCATCCGCAGCGGTCACACGATCCACTTCGTCCACTTTGTCCTCGATCAACTCTTTCGAGGCATCCGAATGGTGCGATTCACCGTGGTTATCCTTCAGGCTCGCACTGCCGTAACCATCGCCGTTCGCATCGCCCTTGGCGTGCTGGGGGATGGACGGAGCTTTGAGATCGTGCTTTACGAGGTCATTCTCGTCGGCTCCGATTCCCTTCCAGAGACGCTCTCGCGAGGAATTTTCCACGCCCTGTCGCTCTTGCTGAAGGTGTCCCTTCTTGATTCGATTCGACATCGCGAGGTTATCAGGCGCGACCTCGATGAGTGAGGGTTCTCCGACCGTTATGCCAAGCCCTTTGAAAAGATCCATTGTTTCTCCTTTTAAGATTTTTCCCCACCGGGATATTCGTCATACGACACGCCTTCATCAACAACGTCCGAAATTTCTTCGTCACCGGACTTGCCCGACCGGAAGGCTGTGTCGATCTTATCGAGCAAATCTTTTTCTCCGCCCATTGGCGTTCCCTCGTCCTCGCCGTCACCGGCTTCGGATTTGATCAAATGTCCGCGCTTACGCATTTCCTGCATCCCCTGATCGTCCACTTCTTTTGCCCCAGGCTCACGATGATACACTCGTTTCGGCTCGCCCATCGTGGAATAAACCGAAACGCTGTCCGCCAGATGGTGCAGCTTGTTGAGAGAGTTCAGCGCATTTTTATGCGTGGAGCGAATCGTGTCCGTAGGGACTTTCCTGCCAGACTTCGCCGCACGTTGGGTCGCTCTCTTCTCCGCCTCTTCAGGCGGGAGGTCTGCGTAAACAATGTGGACGTGATAGCCGTTGGACTTTAGATGCCCGATCAGCTTTTCAAATTTTGCAGTGTTGGAAAAAGTAGAATCGTAAAGAAAATTTTTCCCGTCTTTGACCGACTGGTTAATCATTTCCGACGTAACGTGCGAGGATTCGTCGTGGACAAAAGCGGCAGTCTTTTCGTCCTTCTTGGCAACGCCTTCTTGATACTCGGGAATATGTTTCTTGATCTCGTCAGCATCGACATGGACCAAGTCTTTTCCAAGACCGCCCTGTCCCATCATATGCTTAATGACGGTAGATTTTCCCGAACCACTTCCTCCGCCAGTAATCACCGCCACAGGTTTGCCGGTCGCCTTCTGGGTTTTACTCAAAAAATTTTTTATAATTTTATTGTGTAATTCTTTTCTCTCGGGAACGTAATGCGGAGGCGGGGGCTCGCCCTCCATGTACTGCTCGGACGTGGACTTCATCGTCTCACCGTCCTCGCCCACAAGTTTGTCATTCCCGGTCGTGTAATGCAGTTCGTGCTTCCCGCCCTCGGAATAGATCACCGAATCCTGCTTATATTTTTTGCCCAGACTTTTGATGTGTTCCTTGTCGGCATCGTGGACCATTACTAAGAAACTGTCCTCGGTGCCCTGATAGTGACCCTTCACCTTCGAGAATGCGAAACCGTCCGAAACCAAATCTCTTCGCAGCAAAGCGTAACGAGCCTTGATGTCGGCTTGCGACATCTTGCGGTCTTCACGATTCGCCGGATTCTTCCCCGCCGAAATAAGCGCGTACTTCCCAGATTCGAGAAGTGTTTTCACTTCCGCCTCTGCGAGTTTCACTTCTCGGCCTTCCCCTTTTCCTAAACGCTTAACCTTTTCCTGTAGCCCTGCGAGTACGGTCGCAGCCTTCCCATCGTCCTCGCCTGCTTTAGTTTTCGTGGCCGCAGTCTTTGCCTGCGAGCCGGGAGTGCGACGTCTAAGATCGAAATGCTGTTTTGCCTCGGGCGGAATTGTTTTGCCGAGAGCCGTGCGAACGTGGCGAAGGACTTCCTTCTTGGTCGTATGGACGAGCGCGTGCGTTTCCTTGCGCTTTTTCTGCTCGTCCTGAATTGCCTTCACCTTTTGCGCATGAGTATCGATCTCAAGACTCGCCTTCTTACGTTTGCCTTCGCTGGGATGATCAAACGCGGGCGTATTTGGCGATCTGACCGGGAGCCACTGGCCCTCTTTCATCTTTTTGTACTTCACCCCATCGGCGTAGGTGTGGATCGTTCCTATGGGCACGGGGAGCGCTTTAAAGAGCGTGTCGATAGACTTGCCGAAGCCACGAAATGCGCGCACGGCCTCTTCCACCGGCTTGAAGCGCTCGCCAGCGTCCTGGTAGAATTGTCGCGTCGTGTTATAAGCGTTCTCGTCCCTGCCCTGATCCTTCCAATGCTGGACCGGAAACGGCACGAAGCCGCCGTCTGCGAGTTCGAGATAGGGGGAGTAGTAACTGGAATCACCGCCCATCAAATGCGGGTTCGACGGATCGAAGGTTACGCCCTTTTCGAGAAAGGCTTTCTTCGCCGCCTTTTCAATATGCTCGTCAAGAATAGACGCGGTTTCGAGAATATCCATCATTCGATTCACTTTCAGACTGAGTTAAGACCGGCACGCCCTCGACCATGATAAGTGGCACGTCGCATATATCACAGCGGAATTCCTGGATCTTATCGGAGAGACAGTTCTCATTATTACAGGAAGGGCAAAGACGGATGATTAAACCAAATTTCAAACCCATTTCTTCTCGATACCAGACGAAGATGATCTTCTTTATTTTCGCAAGAAGTTGCGAGGCGCGCGATTCGGAGAAGTTAAATTGGCGTGCAATCTCACGCAGATTCATCCCGTTGATCCGGCAGTCCAAGATCTTTAATTCACGCTCGGTCAGGGGAACTAAGTTGAGGAAGGTTTCAAAGTCGAGGAGGGATTCAATCGTGGATTGCGTGTGGCCGTTATCTGAGATCAGATCGTAGTTGAAGTCCTCAATGCGTCTCGGTCGCGGATTCTTGCACCGCTCGTCCCCGATCATCTTGCGCACCTCGTCTAAGACCGCGCCCTTGATCCGATACTCCGCGAACGTCTTGAACTTCACTCCCCTCGTGGGATCGTAACGCTTCAGTGCTTGGGCATACCCCAGCATCCCGCAAGAGATAAGCGTGGGAATGTCCATCTTCGCGAGGTTCTTCTCCCGCAAGGTCGTGAGAACCACGATCTTGATCCATCGCACTATTTCCTTGTTCATTCGCCTGCAACAAGAAGTGTTACTACGGTTACGACCGACACAACCAAATCGAGCGACGTGAAATTCACCCACATCATCGTCGCTTTTCCAGCGCGAAGCGTGAGCACCGTCCCGCTATTGATCGAGACCCCGATGTCCTTATCGGCCTTGAGAAATAACCAGCGCCCTTGGGCAATATTTCCCATCCCAATGGAATGCGATCCAATCGGAAAACTCTCGACGCGCTGAAGGCATTCCTTCAACTGCGTGAGATCTACGTTCTCGTAAATTTGCGAAAAGCGAATCTGCTTCGGATCATTTACATCGTCCTCAGAAAGTGTCGCCTGGACCTTTTCCAGAATCCTCATCGTGTCCCCCAAGTCGTTTAACGCTGTTTGCTTGTAACTTTTTTGTGGTGCCCCGTTCTACTTCCATGGGCTCGAACTCAACATCTTCACCCTCAATCAGTAGACGGAATTCTCCGAGAGGCGCGAGGATCTTAGAATAGTGGACAAAGTATTCGGCTCCGTTTTCTGCTCGCAGAAACCCATAGCCCTTTTGCACGTCGAACCAAATACACTTGCCCGTCATAGATCACTTTCTAGGAATGTGAGGATTTAATCAGGATTGCTGGTCCGTTTCAAACGCTTTCGCGCATTCGTCTCATCAATCATGTCACTAAAATCCTGGTAACTTAAACCGCCGGGCGGTTCACCCTTCTCCGCTATTCGCTCCGAAAAACCTTTTTGCAGAATCCACACCGACAGGCATCGCAGAATTTCTCTCGTGACGCCGGGCGGAAGTTTTCTCTTTATGTCAGGATCAAGATGTCGGTTGAGATATTGGAAGGCCCTTTCGATGAATTCGTCGTGGCCCATCCTTTTATTTTACAGTCTTACCTTTTCTTCTTCAACCGGCTCTTTACCTGTTTCCAGGGGATCGTGCGTTTGAAAGGATTCGATTCGTCAATTGACGCCAATCTTTTGACAGCAAGTTTCACATCGGCTTTGTCTTGCGCGCTCATTTTCTTTGTCACTTCTTCCTTCTCCTCTTCCCCGCAATTTTCATCCCCTCGTCCGGCGGAATCCAACCTACGGTCGGCGCTTCCGTCCACCCCTTCTCCCAAACAAACCACGCAATTCCAACCATCATTCCATTATCGCCGCTCACCCCACCACGCTTGAACTCTGGCCGCTTGCAGAAAACGTATACTTTCTTCAGCGGAAATGCCGAGTGATTAAAGATCCGTTCGACAAATCTTTCGCGCCCTTCGAGAAACGCCAAAGGCAAAAGCATCGCAATTTTCTTATCCGCTCGACGCTTCGCATGAATCACAAAATCGACCGCCTTCATGAAAGGCGGATTGGTGACGATGTTGGGAACTTTGTCCCGATTGGAAAGTAGGAAATTCATCCCCTTTCGCCCGTACACCTCGGGCTCTTTACGAATGTCGCTCGAAAAGACCGGGTTGGTTCGTTCCAACACGCGAGAAATGTCTCCCGCCCCACTCGCGCATTCCCAGATCAGGCCCTCGAATTTCTCCCGTCGCATTAGCGCCTCGGTCACATGAGGAGGCGAAGGGTAAAAATCTGCAATCTTCTTTCGCTCTTTAATCCCGTGACTGATCGTGCCGAGGTTGAGTGTCATCGTGCCTTCGCGGATTTTTTAGCCTTTGGGATGTACCGAACGGTCGCACCACGGTAGCTTACCGGCCCTCGCTTCAAAACTTCCACCGCACACTTTAGGACTTCTTTGATCTCAGCGATGTCTAATTCCTCGCTCAAGCCTTCCAGCTTCAAGACTTCAATCGCCCATTTATTTCCATTCATACTTCCTCCCTTTGTGCCAAACCCGCCGTGCGGACTTCGGTGTCTATTCCGGCAGCACGCAAATAATTTTCCTTAATCATTTTTTGTAGCTCCGGATCGCGGAACGGGAAGCTGTCCTCAATCATAAGACAGATAATCTTGAGATCCCTTATGGTCGTGCGACTCGCCTTCACGCGCTCCTGTAATGTGTGGATCTGACTTTCCTCCATGCACACGATCTCGTCGGCCCATTCTAAAAGCACTTCGTCGACCGGAATCAGCGCGAACTCCGAGCAAAGGCCCGCTGCACGCGTGTTGTAGTGGAAAGGCTCGCGCGAGAGCACTTCCGCTGCCGTGGGAGACCGAAGCAGTCCCGCCGAGCAAACACAGAGCACGCGCTTCGTCTTGCCCTGAAAGCTGTTGCCACAGTTAGCCAGTCGATTCATTAAAAACTTTTCCATGAAACCCCCCTACACAAATGAAAACGAAAATTGATAGGCGCTGCACGCTTCCGATGCGATCCAGAGTGACATAACGCAATCGTCGTGAGCCCCCAAGCCCTGAAGCTTACCATCCTGCCAAGTGAAACACTTCAACTCGTTTATGAGAAAATCCGTGATGCGCCTGTCTCTCTCTGTCTTGCGTGGTATCACAAACTTTTTATTCTCAAATAAGATCTGAAGCGACGGCACGCCTTTCTCAAGGCTATTTTTATTCTGCGCCGTCGTAGTGAACCCCTCGACCGGAATGTCGGTATTCTTCACCAACTCGTCGCGGAATACGCGCTGAAAACCATTGTCCTCGATCAACACTTTCAATGGACGATAGTTGACGTAGACATCCTCAATCTCGCGAAGCTGTTCGGTCATCGAGAGGCCCTTCTTGCGCCGGATGTCCAAGAGCCAACGGTTTTTAAATTTATCAACGCCAAGCGTCGTGATCACCGTATAGTCCGCGCCCACGGTCGAAGAGAGCGCGAGATCCACGCCGGTAAATACCATGAGGTTTTTTCTGTCCTCGGGCGTGAGGTGCGTGGGCATTTCGTACTGAAAGTCGTAGCAGTCCGCGATGATCTTCTCAGGGAATAAACTCGACTCGTCGGACACGGGCTCGCAGAGATACTCTCTCGCGAAACGGGTCGAGCCCACTTCGTCCCGCTTCGAGTGCAGATGTTCCTTCGTATAGCGTGTGGGCCACAGTGGACGGTCGTAAGCGTCGAGTGCGGGATACTTTTTGAAAACGTAGGATTTATTTTCTGAAAGTTTTTGGTAGAGATCTTCCCCGTGGAAGGGCGTTCCGATCACAACGATCTGCCCGCCGGGCACGATCATGGGAGTGACCGCCGAGAAGAAGTAGTCCACCTGTTTCTTCCTAGTGATCTCAGAGTAAATGGATTCGTCGTTTAGTACGTCGTCGCAAATCGCCCAGCAAGGATGCGCACCTCGAACCGATGTCCCCCAACCGCGCGCGCGAAGGACTGCACGATTGGAAAGCCGCATTTCGGTCTTGTTCCAGTTATTATCTTTCTTCTCAGGGACAAGATGCTGGAGCTTGGGATTCATTTCCAATTCGTTACGAATAATTTCTAGAAATTTAATCGCCTGATCCTGCGTATTGGAAAAAATGTAGCCCATCGAGATCTTGGGGATGGACTTGAAACCGGAGTAGAGGATCGGCGGTATCCAAGCGTAGTAGGATCGCCAGATTGCGTAGGCGAATGAGAAAAAGAAACTTTTGCCGTGATCTCTGGGCGCTTCGATTGCGAGCCTGGGATGTCTCGCGACAAGGGTAGACCATTCAGTGTGGTGATCGGAGATCTCAATGCCGAGCATTTCCTCGGCGAAGAAACCGAGATCGGTCTTGAGCATCAATTCCTCTAAGCGAGGAAGAGATAAGAATGGGTCAGCTTTTAGTTCCATTAAACCTAATTCGACCTAATCAAACCGAATCAAGGACTTCTTCCGGTCTCATACCATTTACCATCGCTCCCAGAGACGAGAGAGAGCGTCTCACCATCTGCCGGTATCCAATCCCCTCGAAGCACTTGATTTGCTGTCGCAAGAATTTCCATCGCATTCGTAGGATCTGCCCTGCGAAATATAATTCTCTGTCCAGGAACGCCTATGCCCAAAATCACCGTCCTATTCGCAGCCACGGGATCAGTCGAAACGAATTCTACATAACCCCGATCCTCAACAGTGCTAAATATTGCATTGTCTGCGTTCACCGAGATCGTAACCGGCGTAGTGGCAAGCGAGCCGGAAGTGATCTTCACGTTGCCCACGATGCCGACGTAATCATTCGTAGACGGAGAGATCGATCCGCCGTTCACCGAAAACGAGCCGGTTTTCATCGAAGCGAGATTGTCTATGTCTTTTGAAAAAATAGAATAGGTGCGATTCGTAATACTTCCAATATTTGGCCGCTCCTGAATGATTTTGAGGGGGCCATTGACAGTGACAGTCCCCTGCGAAGTCGGAGGGAAAACACAAGACGTTGGGATAACCGAGTAGCTCGAACTTGGAGTGCCGCAAATATTGGAAGGGCTATTAACGAAGGTCACATCACCCGTGACGTTACACAAACCAGTTTCGTCCGCAGTGTCAATCTTATCCAGAATGATCTGCCCACCCGCAAAACCCACGTTGCCATTGTTGTTGAATAAACCAGAGACGTCCGCATTCAAAACGATGATGCCGGTAGAATATTGATTCGTGTCGTAACAAGCGCTCCCGATTTGAAAATAGTCGTCACGCCAAGTAAGATGCCCAGCTTGCTGGATGCCTCGCGTAAGCTTTCCCGTAAAAGTTAATTCTCCACCACGAGAGGTTTGCGGCGAATTTCCAGGAATACCGATACCTACGGGCTTTCCAATATTCACCGTCTGCAAAGCGAAAACATGCTGTGGGCTCAAGCCGTCCTCACGTCCGACGTTCCCGCCGCCTGGAGTTTGAAATATTAAGCCGTTATTCGGAGGCGAGAACCCCCCGTAAATAATAAATGTACCCGGCGTCCCGTTCTCGCCCGCGCCTATCGTATTTCTTTT